CCGGACATCGTGGTCAAAGCCATCTTCGCAGCCTCGACTGCGATACCCTCCTGCATGATGGTCTTACCGACGGCCACGGCCATATCACCCAGGGCGCCCAGGGCCGCGTTGCCGAAGTTGCCCCAAGCGTTCTCTCCGTTGATGAGGTCCCCGATGAGGGAGCCGATAGCGACGGCGCCATCCGCGGCCAGATCCGTAAGGGAGGATTTCAAGTCTATAATAGCTTTGCTTACCTGCTCCACCTGCCCAGTATAACCGGCGAGGGCTATACTCGCGTTTGTAGTGGCTCCCGGCATACTGATACCAGACGCGCCGAGGTTGTACAGTTCCGGCCGCGCAGCTATATCTTGGTCTATACCTTCCGCAATAGCCTTACGAACCTGATCTAACTGTCTTAACTGCTCTTTGAGTGCTTCTGTTGACGCACGAGTGGCAGATGTAAGGCTGTTCTGCTGGCGCAGCAGGGACTTCAGCTCGCCGTTCATCTGGGCCACCAGATTGTTGGCCTTGATGCGCTGCTGGTTGGCCTTGTCGATCTGCTCCGGGGTGGAGGCGGTAAGGCTGTTCTGCTGCTCCATCAGGTCCGCGATCTCGCTCTCGATGTCGTACTGCTCCGTGTACTTCTGGCGGATCAGATCCTGTGCCTCGGCAAGGGCCTCGGAGCGCTCCGTCGTCGAGTTGGTCTTGTCCCAGATGATGTTCTTCAGCTCCGTGATCCTGTTTTCCTTGTCAGCCAGGTCCACCATCATGTCCGAGCGCTGCCGCTCCAGTTGGTATATCTGATCGGCGATATCCGCGGCCTCCGTCGCTACCGCATTGGCGGCCTTCATCTGCCCGATCGTCTCCTTCCAGAATCCCGGATCTGCGATGCCAAACAAAGACGTGGACAGGTCGTTCCCCTGGTTGACGAGGAGACTGCCTAACACGGCGCCGGCACCGGCCTTGATCTTCTCCAGGCCCGACATAAAGTTCGCCATCGCCCTCCCTTGGGCAGAGTTGAGGTCGAAGAAGAACTGCTGGTAGGTCGACACATACGCAGCGGTCGCCATCTCGATGTTGGCCCCCGCCACTGTCTTCTTGAAATTCTCGGCGGTCGCCTGGAGCGCCTTGAACGAAGCCAATGCAGCGCCCAATCCGAGGCCGGCGACGCCCAGCTTGACACTATCCAACCCGGCAACCATCTCCCCGAAGGCCTTGACACCAGCGTTCCCGCTCTTCGACAGCTCCGTCCCGAGACCCTTCACGCTGGACGTCATCTGACCCAGCTTCCCGGTGTTGACGCCAAAGGCCTCACCAAGCTGGCCCATCGCCTGCTCGGTGGTCTTCTGGAAGTCCCGCACCGCGGTCTTCGCCTGCCTGGTCCCCGCCACGAACTTCGATGAGTCCGAGGTGTAGGTGACCTTCATGTTTGGCTGGTTGTTAGGCATCGCCAATTCTCTTTAGAAATTCTCTTGCCTTCTGGTCCCGCTCTTCCTGGGTCCATCCGGATACTTCTTTTTCAACATCTCTCTCGGGCTTCTCGTCCCACGGCATCTCCCAGAATTTCGCTGGATCCGTGATACGGTCCGATGGCTTCAACTGGACATTGAAAAGACGGAGCGCTGCGCCTCGGACCAGCTCGCCGAGATGCCGGCGCTCCGCTATCCGCTCTTCCTGGTATGCGGCCATAGCTTCCAGGAAATGCGACAGACGCAAGCGGTCGAACTCCGCCGGGCTAAGATGCAGGAAGGCAATCGCCCATCCGCGCGCCCGGCCTATCGTCAGAGCCGTGGCTCCGTCGCTTTTTTTTTGCCGCCTTTAGGATCCTGTTCAATGTCCGGCACCACCTGGGCGCGGAAGACGGGCTCGAACTGATCCACCAGCGCCTTGTAGTCAGGCCTGCGCATGTGCCACAGATCCTCAGGCGTGATGTCAAGCTCGACTCCGTCAAGGGCTGCGCCCTCCGCCAGGGCAAGCCAGATCAGCATCAGCATGTCACCGGGGCGGCCGAACTGAACAGAAGCCAGATCGGTCTCCCCTTGTGACCGCAGATACTGGTCGAGTACCAGCATGTCTACCTCGACGCGGTACTCCTTGCCCTTGATGGTAATGCAGTCAGCCATACTAAGAAACAGCCGTCATGGCGCCCGTCACCTTAAAGGTCGCGGAGAAAGTGGTGTCGCTGTCAGGATCCGCGGGCGAGCTCTCAGAGTAGCCTGTCATCACGCAGTTACCCTGGTAGTTCGCACCGGACCCACGATCATAGACGAAAGCGATGATGGCATCCGAGCCAGTCTTCAGGGACTGCGCAAGGAGGCCATCCGCGTCCATCTTATTCGTGTCACCGGAGCCCTTGACCTCGACCAGACCGGCCACAGTGAAAGTGATCTCCTGCCCGGTCACGGTGCTCTGCTTGACGCCAGCGTCATCCTTGGTGATGCTGTCCTTGGTCTGGGGCGTCACCTGCAGGTCGTCCTGAGTCACACCCAAGATGGTCTTCGTTGCGAGCTTCAACTTGATGTTGTAGCCTGGTACTATCGTTCCCATAATTCGTTAATTTATCTGGTTGATGTTATAGTCAATCACAAAGTCCCACACACCTTCCACACAGGAAGGCTCGCAGGACTGGAAGGCGACTTTGTAGTCATCGCCAAGGGCCTCCACAGCCCCCCTTACTGCGTCCGCCTTCTCCTTGGCTTCCGCATAGTCCTCCGATACCACCTCAAGTGTCAGTTCGCTCCGGATGGAGGACACACCGTCCTTGTCCCGAGTCTCGCGGAGGACCCTGCTGTACACGCAGAAGGGATACGAGTTGACCTCGGCCTCTGCGAAGTAGAGAGGCACGATGTCGGCAAGCGCCGTAGTCAGATCTTTTCCCAAGTTGTCGGTCATCTGTTCAGCAATTCGTTTTTATTCTGCTCGATGGACGCCTCGAAGGCATCCTTGAAATCTCTCATGGCGGGCTCGACCGCCCGGTCGTACACGTTGGTGTGGGGCTGCCCCACGTTGTTACGCCTTGCCGGGTTCTTCCTCACGCCGCGGACAAACTGATGCGACCTGTCCCTGTGCGTGAGCGTCCCGTAGTTCTGCCAGTAGAACTTGAACCAGTCCGTGATGCCGGTCTTGGAATCAGCCCCCTGGTAGGCCTTCGGCTGATGCCCCTGCGCGACCTGATTGTTGTACACGCCGAAACGGCACCAGATCTCGTTCCGGGCGTCGATCCCCGCCTTGGCCTTAGGCAGCCTCTTCCATCTGCTCGGCAAGGCTCTCTTCAGGGACTTCGCCCCAGCCTTGGCGCCAGCCTTCATCGCCTTCTGCACGATGCTTTTTGCGTTGGCCGGCTGCTTGTCAAAGAACCTTAGGGTGTCTTCCAAGCCCTCTATCCGTACCGTGGCCACAGCTCTTATCGGTCTATGGCGTGAACGGTCAGGATACAGAGCGGGGAGATCCTGCTGATAGGGTCGATGTCTGAGATCTCGTAAGGCTGGCCAGCCACCGCGATACGCCAGCGGGTAGTCAACTCCGGGATCTTGTACATCGTCACCGTCAGGACCTGCCGTTCTTCCAGATTGCCCATCGAGATCTGTTCGGAGGTCTCGCGCTCCACCTTTGCGTAGGGCGCGGAGTGCTCCACCCAGGTCTTCTTGAGCTCACTCTCGGCACCCCGGGTCTCCGTGTACCGAAGCACGGAGATCCTGGTGTCCAGCTCGCCGATGTTGATCCGGTTCTCCATAGCCTACCTCCTGATCTGACGATAGGGAGTGAGCAGGTTATCGGAGGCGCTGATCAGCATCTCTGCGCTGTCCGCCGGGTTGTTGAAGAGTTTCGCGGCACGGAGCATGATGGCAGCCCGGATGTCCTCTTCCATGTGGGTCCGGCCAGCTATGCAAGATACCAGCACAACACTTCCGGAGACACCTTCCGAGAATACCAGCTTACCACCGGTCACCGTGTAGTCATCAGAGCTCAGTTCTTCGCCGTCTACCGAGACCCCCTCTACCGACATGAGTGGCAGCGGGAGTCTCAGCAGTTTGGCGAAATCCTCTTCCAGCTCCATCCCGGACTTGACAAGGACGATGCCCGTGAACTGCTCGGCCGAGTCAACGGCTGCGCGCAGATACATGTCCAGCTGCCCGTCCAGGTCATTTGCCGTGATACGGAGATGACTCTTCAAGGCAGCCATCAGGGCGGCCATCATAGCGCTGTCATAGTTACGGGATAGAAGCATGGCGGGGAGAACTAAGCGGTGGTGGAGATGTCGACGATGGCTGCGAAGCTCTTCGGCTCGGCGACGAGGACGTCGTTCCAGGCGTTGAGCGTGATGACGACGTCGGCGTAGTCGGCGCGGCTGTAAGGATCGACGACGATGTCGATACCGCCCCACTGGCCGATGTAGAGGTCCTTCCAGTTACCGAAGATCATGGCGGACAGGTTGCTGCCCGTGCTCTTCGTGAGGTTGGAGGGGACGAGGTTCGTCATCTCGATCGGGTAACCGTTGAGGTTCTTCGCGTCACCGTCCAGCATGTAGCGGCCGTTGGTGGCAGTGCGCTCGGAGGCCTTCATGTCACCGATGACCTTCGCGTTGGTCAGGTAACCGCAGTTACCACGGATGCCGTTCTCGGCAGCGACCTTGGTCTCGAGAGCGACGACATTCGCCCAGGAGATGGCAGCGCCGGTGGCACCACCCGCAACGATGTGCGGAGTGTTGGTCTGAGCCTGCAGCACGGTGAGGATACCGGAAGGCTGGTTGCTGGAGCCGGAGCCTTTGATGGCAGCAGCCTCGATCAGGTTGGCGTGAGCCTCGCTGATGCGGTTCATCAGGTCAGCCTCGACGTCGAAGGAGGTCTGACGGAGCAGGTCCTTCGAGAAGGCGACGCGGACGAAGTTGCGGTGAGGGGTCATGGTGGCCTTGGCGTAGGCAGCCTTAGTCACGGAGCCCTGTGCGCCCTCAGCGAGCCAGCCGGCAGCGATCTGCGCGGAGCTCACGACAGGGACGGTGCCGACCAGATCGGTGAGGATCGTGGCGCCGAGTTTGGCGATCGGCAGGTTCTCCTTCAGGACGTCCACATAGCGGGCCGCCATCTGCTCCTTCAGGTTACCACCGTCAGCGGCAGTGGTGTAGTTCTGGCCAGCGTTGGCGCGAAGCATCGCGGAAGGGATCACGAAGCCGTTCTGGGTCAGACCCAGGCGACGGTACTCTTCGGCGCCCATTTCAGCGACCTCAGCCTCGAGGCCGGTGAGCTGTCCCCGGGGTTCGGAGATCTCACGGATGAACTTGACGAGAGAGAAAGACCGGCCGGCCTTCTTCTGCGCGTTGTCAAGTTTGCGCTCAGCGATGAGCTGTTCAGCGGCCTCTGCTTCGTTGGCCGCCCTGAGCTCAAGCTGCAGAGCATCGAGGGTGTCGAGGGACTTCTTCAGCTCCTCGGCGTTCTCCGCCGCGTTGAGGGTCTTCACCTTCTCAACCATCGCGGAGATGTCATTGCGGATTTCTGCAATTTTTCTCATAAAGCGTTGGGTATTTAGTGTTAAAGCAGGGCCGCCCCTGCGATAGATAGTTTCTTGCGGATCTCCAGCTCGTCCAAGTCCTTCACCTCGGGCTCGGACGACACCGGCTCTTCCTTCGCCGGTTCCTCCGGTTCAGGATCCTGTTCGGGCTCCGAAGCCGGCTGGGCCTCTGCGCGAAGCGCCGCGAGTTCCTCTTCCTGGGCCTCCAGGCTCTTCTTCAGCGCGTTGGGATTCGCTGGGATGTTCACGACGGACACCTCCAGCAGTTCCTGACCGGCGTAGTAGTAAGTCGGGTTGCTGCCGTCCAGCGCTTCCTCTCCCTCGCCCCAGGCGCCATGCCCGACAGGCACGAAGCCCACGGACACGGCCTTCAGGGATCCGAACAGAAGTTTCTGGTAGATCTTCTCTGCCAGCGGGTTAATATCCGCCGGCTCGAACTCCACGTCCACCATCAGCCGCTTTCCGTCGACGTAGGCGTGACCCTTTCCGATCACGTTGTCGGGGTTCTGCGTGTCGTCCCAGCCGCCGTAGACCTTGTGCTGGTAGCCGATGATGCCGTTCTTGTTGAAGCGCTTCAGGTCCCATCCGTCCACGTTGAGGACGGTGCCAGCCGAGTCGCGGGTGCCGTCACTGGCCACGAAGGTCAGCTTCCGGCCCTCTTCCGCTCTCCGGATCTCGGGACACTCGACGCATCTGAAATTGACGTTAGGCATATCTTACTCGTTGTTGTTTTCGTTATCCTTCCCGGCCACGCCCTCGTTGAGCGGGACAAGGAACTCGTCCAGCCCATCTACATGCTCAAGGCCCTCCAGGGCGCGCACCTCGTTCCGGGTCATGTAGCCGTCGAGGATGGCATTGTGGTAGTAGGCGGACCTGGCGGCCGTGTCGCCGCGGAGCAAGCCGTCCAGGACAAATTTCACGTTACACTTGCCGGCGTCAGGGCCGACAAACAACTTGCGCTCGTACTCGACCTCCATCTTCTTGACCACCGGGCGCAGCGTGTACTGCACGAACTGGATCGTCTGGTGCTCGATGTTGCTGAAGGTGGCGTGGGACAGTTCGTACAGCATGTGGGGCGGGACACCGACGATCCGGCAGACATCCTGCAGGGACATGGTCTCCGACTGGATGAGCTGCGCGGCCATCGGGTCGATGCTCAGCTGCTTGTACTTCACACCGTATTCGAGCAAGGGAGTTCCGAAGTTCTTCGAGGCCTCGGCGAAGTGCTCCATGAACACCTTGTACTTGCCCTCTCCGAGGTTGCCTTCGGTCTCCATGACCGCCCGGATGTTGCCCCCCTTCTCGTAGTATTCAGCCGCGAAGCCTTCCGTGGCGAGGGACTTGCCCAGCGCAGCAGCGTTGTACAGGACAGGATTGATGCCGTGAATCCCGTCGAGGGTGACATCCATGAAGTGCAGGATGTCCGTATCCTTGTAGTCGCCGTTCAGGTACGCCAGATCCGGGTCCACCTTCTGGATCCGATACCATTTGTGCCCGTTCACGATGGAGATCTTGATGACCTCCGACGGATGTACCTGATGCAGCTGGACCGGCAGGCCGTTGGCGGCGCGCTGGATGATAGCGTATGCGTTGCCCCAGCCCTTGATCCAGGTAGTGATTAGGCCGTGGAAGACGTTGGCGTTGGTATAGCTGTTGGGATTGGACAGGAGCTGCGCGACCGGGTGGTTTGGCATAGCCTTCGGACCGCTCTTCGTGGTCTTGGTGACCATCTTGGGAAGAGACGCCACGTTCTCGCTGATGAGCCGGATACCGGCATAGAAAGCCGTGACCTTCAGCGCCCTGTCATTGTCCACATGCTGCCCGAAAGTAGAGATGGGCGCGAGCGAGGACGAGTCGGACAGGCCGACCCGGATGCCGCGCTGCTGCGCCCCCTCTTCAAGGGACCGCTCCCGCGATAAGATTCTGGAAAATAATGACCTGCGAGCCATTTCTGAGCGCTTTTCGTGCTATCACAAAGATGAAAAATACACCGCATTTAGCTGCGCAAAAAGGGGCCATTCAGGCCCCAAAAGCGGTTATTTTCTACAATACTTGCAGATTATCCGCGAAAAACGGCTATTTTTCTATAATACATTAAAAATCAGCCGAAGAGAGGCGGCAGAACACGCAGTTCATGGTCAGAGTAAATCTCGTTAGACTCGCCGCCGGTCACCTGCAGCCACCCGCCTATCGCATCCACAAGGGCCACGACACCGTCTATCTTGTTGCGGGACTTCGCCTTGTTGAGCTTGATATTGTCATTCGGATCCCGGAACACCACAACGTTCCGGAACATCCAGCGGATCACCGGATTGTCCAGGAAGTTCATCTGATGCTTCAGCACCTCGCTCTCCAGCCGTTTCGTCGGGACGGACATGTAGCGCATCGACTGCTGATACTCGATCAGAACGTCCTCGTACTTCCCGAACTTCGTCTTCAGGTCCCACATGCCCCAGGGGTCGAAAGCTATCGCCCGCACGTTGTAGGGCGTGAGCTCTTCCAGGAGCCTGGCCATATACCAGTCCTCGTCCAGCACCTTGCCCGGGCACGGCGTGACCCAGCCCCGCTCGACCCATAGCCGGTAGTCCACCCGGTCTTCCCTGTCCGACACCTTGTCAGCCGGTATCACGAAGAGGAACTTCACCACACCGTAGCGCGGGAAGTACAGGGCCGTCGCGCTGATGTCGCTCTTGGACGCAAGGTCGATGCCCACATATACGTCCTCTCCTTCCAGGAGAGTGACGTCGAAGGCGGCGTTGTTATCCTGGACGTCTTCATCGGACACCCACACCTTCGGAGCGTCCACCCAGAAGTCCAGGTTCTTCGTCTTGAAAGCATCTACGTATGAGCCACCGCGGGCCTTAGCTTCCGTATAAGTGCTGCGCATGTACGACCACGTGAGCGACACACCGAGGTTCGGATTCAGCTTCCGCCAGACCGCTTCGTCCTCCCAGTCATCCCCCTCGTCTGGCGTGTAGAGCATGAAGAAGTGATCGTCCTCCAACGGGCGCACGCCTTTCAACTCGTCCGTGTAGACCACGATGTCCTGGTAATACGGCACGTTCATGTCGATGCCAGCCGTAGAGATCCTGAGCAGCATCGGCTGGGTCCGGGCGCCCATGCCGGTCTTGATCACGTCCAGCATCTGGGTGTTCGGCCAGGCGTGGCACTCGTCGCAGATCCCGACGAAGATGTTCAGGCCATCCTTGTTTTCCGTATCCTTCGACAGGGGCTTGAACACGCCCACCGTCTTCGGGACCTTCAGGCCCCACTGGTACTTCTTCACAAGCGGGTAGAAGATGGACCGTTCCAGAAGGACCTCCGACGCCTCGTAGCACAGGCGGGCCTGCGCCTGGTCCACGGCTGCCGCGTAGACCTCCGGACCGGCCTCCCCGTCCATGAGCAGGAACCACGCCGCAAGGATCGCCACGAAGAAGGTCTTCCCGTTCTTCCTGGGCACCTCGATGTCGCACATCCGGTACTTGCGCAGCCCGGACTCCTTCCTCTTCAAGCCGAGGATGTTCGCAGCCACGAAGAGCTGCCAGTCCTCAATCCGGAAATACTGCCCAGCCAGGGATCCCTTGTAGTGCTTGAACTGGGCGCTGAACTTCACGAACCGGACTATGGTGTCCTCGTCGAAGTACAGGTCGTCCCGCTGCAGGTCGTCCTTCCAGCGCTGGCAGGCCAGCCGGATGGTCTCACAGCTCGGTATGATGTCCAGCAGCACCCTGAACGCATAACTCTGTACCCGGTCAAGCGTTGCTGCCATGATTCATTTCCTCCATAAAAGTGTCCAGCGCGGTGGCAGTCTTCTCTTCGCCCTTCAGACGCTTGCGCCCCGTAGGCGTCAGGCCCAGTTTGATTGCCGTCGCCTCATACGCATTCTGCGCTTTGTTCATAATGTCCACAGCCGGATTCGTCTTATACTTTGTGAAGCCACGGTCCTTGAACTCTATCACGGTGCCCAACTTTTGAATGTCGCGGAAAGCAATCCGAGCGAGCACAACGTTCCGAGCGTAGGACGCGATGACCGGGATGTCCGCCAGCTGGAACAGACCGCGAGTCTCCAGGGTCTCA